CTCGACGAAGCGGATGCGGACCGGCTCCAACGCTGCGTGCGCGTCGTGCTCCCGAGCGGTTCGGTGATCTACTGGTCGGCGTACATCACGCTCCAGAAGACTCCGACGCTCACCAAGAACGAGGTGATGGGGTTGCCGGTGACCATGTCGCTGATCAACGCCGTTACCCGCTACACGTCCTGATCCCTCAGGGCGTCCACCAGGGTCCGCATGGCTCACAGGCCGTGCGGGCCTTTCTTCATTGGAGAACCCTGTGCTCAAACTGCAAGCCAACCCCACGTTTACCTGCCCTGTCGAAATCCCCACTCCGGAAGGTCCTGTCACCGTCCGGATTCGGTACAAGCACATGACCGTGGATGCCTACAACGAATTCATCGCTCGAGGCACTCCCAACAAGTCAGGTGCGCAGAAAGTGGCCGAAGCGATCGCCGCTCTTGCCACGGTTCGTCGGCTGGTGCCGGCAAGCGAGGAGCAGGTCAGCGCCTTGATCCAGACGCTCGCCGAATCCCCGATGCCCGAACAAGATCCCGCTGACCCGCCCCGTGAGGCGATCAGCAACGAAGACGCAATCATGGAATGCGTCGATGGCTGGGTGGAGAAGGACGTTGATGCGCCGTTCTCCCGCGAGTCTGTGGTGACCCTGTGCCAGCAGTACCACGCTGCGGCCGCCACGATCGTCGATGAATTCATCGTCAAGCTGACGCAGTTCAAGCGAAAAAACTAGAGGAGGCCGCGGCTCGCCTCTATCGAAAGCCGCCTTCCAAGAAGGACAGGAGTTTGATGAACTTCCTGGGCCTGACCGACGAGGATTACGTCGAAGAGAATGCAGACGTCGAAGTATGGCCGGACAATTGGCTGGCCGTCTGCTTCTTCGAGGCGCTTGGAAAGGGCAATTGGAATGTAGGCCCGAAGGGGGCCACAGGCATCAGGTACGAAGCCTTTAGGGAGGTCCGCCGGGTGATTCCGGTGGCTTCTTCCGAGTGGCCCGACCTGTTCGACTCCATCCGCGTGATGGAACAAGCGGCTCTTGCAGAGATCCACAAGGACGACGACTGATCATGGACACCACCACCCTAGTACTTGCCGTTGACTCCTCCCAGGTCAATACGGCATCCACGGCCTTGGACAAGATGGCCACGTCGGGCACGGGTGCCGAGGCGGCCGCGTCGCGACTGGGCAAGACCGCCGTTACGACCGGATCGGCGATGGCTTCTGCGGCGGCGGGTGCCAACAAAGGAGCCCTCGCCTTCAAGTCACTGGCCGAAGCGGAAGCGGCATTGGGACCGGCGGCAGCAAAGCAACTGCAGGCCGCCGGTGCCTTCAACGATACTGCCGCCGGTGCTAATACCGCTGCGGCCGCTGTCAAGTCCCTGGGCGACCAAACTCAGCGGACTGCCCTGACCTGGCAACAATTCGTCGGACAACGCATGGGTCCGGCTATGAAGGAATTGATGGCTCAGGGTGTGCCCCATACCGAGGCGCACACGCAGGCCATCCGTCAAATCGCCGCCGACTGGCAAGCCTACAAGGCTGCCGGAGTCGGTGCTCAAACCGCCGTCACTGCGCAGACCGGAGCCACGGTCGCTGCCCTCAACTCGATGGGCAACGCAGTTCAACAGGCAACCTCCAAGCTCTCCACTCGCGGCTCCGGCCTGTCGGCCATGGCAGCGGAAGCCAATTCCGCCAAGGCTGCTGTGGGAGCTCTGGACCGGGCCACCACTTCCCTCGGCGCGACCGCTTACGTAGACTTCAACAAGGTCACCACTTCGCTGGGTGCCGCGGCTGCCAAAGCTAACGAGGCAACTCAAGAGGTAAATCGCCTCGCTACGGCCTCGGAGCGCCTGGGCGGTCTATCCACAGCCACTACCTCATTTGGGGCCGCCGTAGGCCCCAATACGAGCCTTCGCGCGGCCGTTGCGCAGAAGGATGCCGAGAACCGGGCCGGGATCGCTTCTGATCCACGCCTTGCGGCACTGTTCGGAGGTGGTGCGACGGCTGCCAATGCGATGGCCACTGCTGCCGCCTCAGCCAACAAACAGGTCGGCGCACTCGGGCAAACCAGCAAGCTCACCGGGTTCCAAACTCAACAGCTGGGTTATCAAATCAACGACTTCGTCGTGCAGGTGATCAGCGGGTCCAACCCCATGATGGCCCTGGTGCAGCAAGGAGCCCAACTCCAGGGCACCTTCGGGAGCATCGGCGGTGCGGTCCGGGCCGTGCTCTCCCTGTTCACCCCGTTCCGCGTAGCGATGCTCGCTGCGGCGGCAGCCGGCGGCGTTTTCGCTCTCGCGATGGCGCGGGCTGAATCGAGCCTGCGGGGATTCAACACCATCCAAGCCCAGCTCTCCTCGACGGGTCGCAAGAACCTGTTTTCCACCGAGGAGCTTCGGCAGTTCACCCGTGAGCTGTCCCTGGCTCCTGGTGTGTCCCGTGACACCGCCATCCAAGTGATCGGCGAGCTGTCCAAGATGCACGACGTCAGCGGCCCGATCTTCAAGGACCTGGCCAAGCTGTCTGTGGACTATGCCAAGGCCACTGGCACTGATGTTCCGACCGCAGCGAAGACGCTGGCCAAAGCCTTCTCCGACCCGGAGCGCGGAGCCAAGCTCCTCGACGATGCACTCGGCACCCTGAGCAGTTCCCAACTGCTGCAGATCGAGCGCATGATGAAGATGAACAACCTGGCCGGTGCTCAGGCGATCCTGATGCAGGCGGTCAAGACGGCGATCAAGGGGGTGAACGACGAAGCCACCACCCCGCTGCAGAAATCGATCAGTGACCTGGGCAACGCCTGGGACAAGGCCATGCAAGACATGGACAAGTCTCAAGGCCTCCGTACGCTGAACGAGCTTCTGGGCAGCACGATCAAGCTCTTCACCTGGCTCATCGAGCATTCGGACAAGATTGGTGGCCTGGGCAACGTCGGGTTGACAATGATTCCTGGTATGGCTCCGGCAGCGGCAGCCAACATCGCGATCGATGCAGCCAAGAACGCAATGGGCCTGGGTGAGAAGCCCAAGAACCCGACGGCTTCCGGCAAGGTGACCGACCTGTCTGGCAAGCCCATTGTGCCTGGTGCCGCCTCGGCGCTCGCAGGTGCTCCCCTGGGTGATGACGACATCAAGCGGTCTCTGGAGGCTGCCAACTCCTTCCGCAGTCAGGCTGGCCAGATCGCCGACCTGGTGCTCCAACGCAAAGGCTTCCAGGAATCGCTCAAGGCGACGATCCAGCTGTATGGCGCTGAGAGTGAGCAGGCGAAGAAGCTGCGGGACGCCATCGCAGGTGTGGGAGAGCGCATTCAAGGGCTCAATCAGCGGCCCCAGCAGTTGGCGGATGCTCTTCTGCAAGCCAGCGTCAAGAAGACCCAGATGTCGCTCGAGGCGGAGCGCAACACGGTCGCCTTCAACCAGAAGTACCTGCAGGATGTGTACCAGGCTGGCCAAATCTCACTGACCGACTTCTACGAACAGAAGCGTCAGGCGATCGTGCGAGGCACGGCAGCGGAACTGACTGCATTGAACGACGAACAGAAGGCCGTCGAAGCGCACCTGGCAACCACCAAACGCCTGAGCCCGAGGGACCTGGCCAAGCAGGGGCAAGACAAGGCTCGCCTGAAGGAAATCGAGGACGAGAAGAACAAGGTTTCGCTCGCCGGTTCCCGTGAGGTCGTATCGACCAACACGGCGGAGACCAACTCGTACATCGGGCTGAGCGATCAGATCCTGCAGTATCGGGCGAACCTGGCCGAACTGCAAGGCGACGAATTGAGGGCGGCTCAGTTGCGGGCGCAGGCGGCAAGCACGCAAGCTCTGATCCTGGCCAAGCAGTCCCAAGGCAAGCCCAACGCCATCACGCCCGAGGAGATTGCCCGCAACAGCCAGCTGGTCGAACTGCAGATTCGCCTGGAGTCGGCCAAGCGGGGCGTGTCGGCGGTCAACGAAGTGCTGTCCCAGGAAGAGGACCGGATCGCGCTCGCGCAGCAACGTGGGGCCATCACCGAGCTGGATGCGTTGAAGCAGACTGGCGAGGCGCGGGCCAAGGTCGCTGAGTCGCTGGAACTAATCGTCAAGCAGATGGAGGCGCTCGCCGCGCTGAACCCCTTCAACCTGCAGATTCAGTTGGACACCGCTCGAGCCCGTCTCGAGCTCGGCAAGCTCCAGAGCCAACTCAACCCGCTCAAGGACCAGATCGACGGGATGTTGAAGAACTCGTTCTCCTCCAACTTCGCCGACGTGCTCAATGGCAAGGCTGGCCCGCTGCAGGCAATCAAGGGCTTCTTCAACTCGGTGGCCGAAAACTTGAACAATGTGTTGGCCAAGAAGGTTGGCGAGCAACTCTTCGGAGAAGGCGGTATTCTCGGAAGTGCGGGCAGCTTCATCAGCGAAAACCTGTTCGGGGTAAAGACCAACAAGACCAGCCCGCAAGCACTCAGCACGGCTGAAGCCAACCTGGCCCTCATTAGGCTGCAAAGCGAGGGAGCGGACCCGGCCACTGCGTCACTGGCGAGACTGTCCACCGCCGCAGATCAGTTGACCACAGCCATTGGCACGCGCTCCGCCGGACCCGAGTCCCTGGTGCCTCCTGTGGGAACTCCTGAGAACCCGCTCAGCCCCGGTGACTTTGCTCGCTTCGATCGGGCCTACTCCGGTGAGCAAGCGACAGCGGACCTGTTCAAGCAAGCGGGCCGGAGTGGCGAAGACCTGGCTGCGACGAACGATAAGGCAGCCGCAAGCGTCTTGCGAATGGCTCAAGCTGCTACCCAAGGCGGAGGG